CGGAGTTAGCTGATTGGATATATAAAAATTTAGATTATGATCAACTTATTTTAGAATATTATAAAGTAGGTGAGCCTAATTCTGGGTGGATTCATTGCAGTATTTGTGATAAAAATCCGAGAAAGCAATTTCTTCATGCTTATAGGTCTGAAGGTAAAACAAAATATAAACCAATAATAGGAAAAGCAAAAGATTTGGTATGATACACTTATTAAAATTATTTAATAATCCTTTAACAAAAATGGCTATCAATAAAGTATCAAGTCATTTTCAACACAAGGCAGAGAAAACTAAAATTATAAGAGCAGCAGAAATAGAAGCTGCTAAAACAGTTTCAGTTGAACAAATTAAACAACAAGAAAACTCATTTAAAGATGAGTGGTTAGTTATTTTTTTTACAATTTTAATGGCTTGTCATTTTATACCTTACACTCAAGATTCTATGCAAAGAGGTTGGGAAATACTTGAATATGCTGATCCTATGTTTTGGTACATTATATTAACAATAGTTGGTGCATCATTTGGTGTAACTACTATGAACAAAATTAAAAAGAAATGACAATAGCAGCATTTGATCCTGCGTTACTAGGTAATTATTATGAGCCTAAATATCTTTTACATTTTCAATGGAAAAATTCTGAAACTAAAATTTATAGATATGCTTTAGTAGAAGAGATAGATATATCTAAAATAGATCACAGATTAAAATCAAAACAAGATGAACAAGGATTAACTCAAAAACAAATATGGGAGAAAAAATATAAATGAAAAATATATCTAACTCATATTCACAACAATACAGTAAAAAGGTAAGTATGTTATCTCAACAAACTGGTAAGAAAAAAAAGAAAAAGAAATATAAGAAGAAAAAGTAATGGCTCGTCAAAAATTTACACACTTTGTACCTAGAGATAAACCTAAAAAAAGAAAAGGTGTGCATAAAAAAACTCAAAATAAAAATGAAAAGAGACAAAGAAAACAAACAAGATATAAAGGTCAAGGTAGATAATGATGGAGTGTGCCTATATGAATTATTATTTTACAGCTACATTAATTATTTTATTTGTACTTCTTGCCTTTTTTGGAGGACCACCTAGATGAAAGTAAGTGAAAACACATCTGTTGCTATGCCAATCAAAAATATGATTGGAATTATTATTGGTGTTGCTATGGGTATATTTGCATATACAGAATTGACTTCGAGAATACAAAGTCTTGAAACATCAAGAGAATTATTTCAAGCTGATCTACTTAAAAAATCTGAACAAAAACCTACAGACCAAGAACAATTCATGCTTCTGGAACATATAGCAGAGCAAGTAGAAAATATCCAAACAGAAATGGAAACTATGAGAAACAACAATGTCAATATTACTTATGCAATGAAAGATATAGAAAAAATTAAAGAACAACTAGAAATTATTAAAGATAAAGTAAGAGCAAATGGAAGTTACTAATGGTTGAAACAGTTGTAGCTTTGTTATTAGTAATTAATTCTGAAATTAAAGAAGCTCGTATTCAACAAGATTTAAGTACCTGTCTTAAAGGTAAGCGTCTGGCAATGCGTGAAGTTAAAAATGATAATATAGCTTATCAATGTATTAAAACAAAAGCAGAGTTAGAAAAAAATATTGATGGATCTTTTTCAATAAAAAAGTTAATAATTAAATAATGACTATAAGAAGAACTACTAAAGGTAAGAACGCAAACTACAGACCTACAAAGTCTGGAGCTGGTATGACCGCTAAAGGTGTTCGAGCATATAGAAGAGCAAATCCTGGTAGTAAATTAAAAACAGCAGTAACTGGCAAAGTAAAACCTGGATCTAAAGCTGCTAAAAGAAGAAAAAGTTATTGCGCTAGATCGTTAGGTCAGTTAAAAAGATCGTCAGCTAAAACTAGGAATGATCCTAATTCTAGAATAAGACAAGCAAGAAGAAGATGGAAATGTTAGATAAAGTTATATACAAAATTTGTGATTGGATTGACAATCAATTTAAAAAAGTAGAAGATCTTTTCACTATGGATTTTACTAACTTTAGTAAAAGAAATAAAAAAAAGTGTAAGTGTGGCAAAAAATAAAACTTGGAACAAAAGCAAAAACAGGGAGTTCATCTGTGGATATTGTAAATGGTGTAAGAAAGAACTATTAAATACTATGGGTGGATGGATAATAACAAATAAAAGAGAATACTTTTGCCATGATGGTAAAGATGGTAGTTGCTTTGACAAATACTGTGTGGTAAAAATGAAACAACAACAGGAGAATAACAATGCCAGGATATAAAATGAAGAAACCAATGACAAAAAAGAAAGTCAAAAAAGCTAAGAAAGCTAAGAAATCAAAAGGGAGAATGTACTAATGTTAAAAGGTAAACAGAAAAATCTACCACCTGCATTAAAGAAAAAAATTATTGCAGCAAAAATGAAAAAAAATAAAAAGAAAAAGAAATGACAACTAAGTCAGTAAAAGCACCTAAAGGTTTTCATTGGATGAAAAAAGGTTCAAGTTTTAAACTTATGAAAGGTACTTACAAACCACACAAAGGAGCTGTAAAGATGGCAAAATTTACAGTACAAAAAAGACATGGCTAAACTTTGTGCTAAAGGTAAAGCTGCTGCTAAAAGAAAATTTAAAGTATACCCATCTGCATACGCCAATATGTATGCAAGTGGTGTATGTTCTGGCAGAATAAAACCTAAAGGTACTAGAAAAAAAAGAAAGTAATGTCAAAAGGTTTACGATCTTGGGTACAAGCCAACTGGGTAGACATCGCTAATAGAAAAAAAGGTGGTGGTTTTCCTAAATGTGGTCGTAGCAAAGGAGAAAAAAGAAGAAACTATCCTAAGTGTGTACCTGCTGCTAAAGCTAGATCTATGTCTGCAAGTCAAAGAGCTGCTGCAGTATCAAGAAAAAAGAAAGCTGAAAGAAGAACTAGAAAAAATAAAAAACCTAACTACGCAAGAACTTAATTTTTTATTGATAATAACTCTTCTTTAATTTTTTTGTATTCTTGCCATATACTATAATGACTACCCCAATATCTAGATTTGTTCTGCTTATTATTTAATGAATGTAAAACTGTAGTATGATCTTGATTAAACACTCTACCGATAGAGGATATACTCACATTGTATTCTTCATGTAAAAGATTATAAAGAATACTTCTAGTTCTCACTACATCTCTAGTTCTACTTTTACCAAATACATCATGTTTGCTTACAAGATATTTCTCACAAACTTTATCTACTATCATGTTAACAGTTTTTAAGTTTGCATTTTTGTAAACAACTCCAATAATTTTTTTATCATTACTATCTTTTATTGGATTGTTTTGTAAAAGTTTTGCAGCATATAAAAATCCTTCCGAGAACCCTACCTCATATAATCTTTCTTCTTGGTTCGTAAGAAGGTAAAATGCTTTCTTAACTTTATATATAAATGTATTTTGATCTAAATGTTTTATGTGTTGATTGTAGTGTTTACTTACATTTATGGTCATAGATCCCCTATCGTTTCCTTTCTTTTTTTTCAATTGTTAAGTTAATAACTATTTTGCCATTAACTGTTCTCTGCATTCGTTAACTTTAATATGTAAGTTGTAGCTTTCTGCCTTCAACTTGTTAACTTTCTGAAGTGTTTGGATATACTTTTCAGATTTTTTTCTCTGTTGATCCATCAACTTCTGCAGACGCATCTTGGTTTTTTCCATCATGCTCCTTTTTTACTGTTGCAAAATCATATTTTAAATTATTGATCTTGCATTCTACAAACTCTCCCCTGTTTAAATTGTTTGCAGCTTTCTCTACATCATCAAAAAGTTCAATCATTTCAAAATGACACTCTCCATTGATAATTCTTTTAAATTTTGTCATACTTTTTTAGTTTTTTCAACTTCTTTTTCTATCAGAAAATCTATATACTGTTTAGCTTTTTTTAAATCTTCTACACCATTTTTTAATCTCCACCTGGAAATATACTTAATAACATTACCCTCACAAAAATTTAATTTATTAGCTATAATAAAATCAATAGGCTCAATAGCGTTAGCTATATAGTGTTTTGGTTGTTTAATTTTATCTGTCATAATGTTTTTTTAGCAAGGTGGGGAAAACGATTAGAAAGGGAAAAAAAACCCCACCCTGCTGTATACCTTCTAGCCTAAGTTAAAAGGTATATTCGTTATTAGCACCACTTTGAGCTTTTGCAAAGGCATTTTTATTTGCTCCTGCTCCACTTGGTGTTAAAATTACTGTTAACTCACCTTCTTTAACATTGCCATCTTGATCTTTGGATGGAAACGCAGCTTGGTTATACCACTTACCATTAATATTGACTCCAATTGTCCAGTTTTTATCTGGATGCTTCATATTTTTTGGACCAATATAGACAGGAAGTTTATCTGTTGGAGACTTCCAATCTTTATTTTTGGTTAGGTTGATGTATATCTTGTCGGATTGATTATCCATTTTTACTCCTTAGTTATATCAATCTTATGATTGATTATTTGTTAGTTTGACTTCATGCTTACGAGTACAATCTCTTATTTGTTCGTATGCTTTGAAGTTATTGTTTTTAAGATGATTAACAACTGATCTCACTTGACTTTTAACCGAAGCTAATTGTTTTTCAGTTTTAGTTTGTTCGATTTTGTTAATTATCTCTTCTACATCTATCTCATCATCAAGATAGGTAGGTTCTGTAGATTTCTCCACAGAATTTTGCTCAAATGGTTTTGCGTTATAACCATCCTCTAAATCCATTCCTGTTTTTAGATTGAGTGCATTTAGAAACGCATACTTTTTACTGTATGACATTGCTTGACCTGTTCCGTACTTATCTAAACCACCCATTGCAGTACATCCATCGATAACAATAAAACTTTTTGGATCATCGATGTCAGTTATTCTCATGGTGCAAGTTACAATTACAAATCTATCTGTAACATCTGTTATGTAATTGCAGGTTGGATATAAATTATTTTTTAATAAAGCATCCATTGCCACTCTTTGTACATCATCATGTAACAAAGGATTGAAAGGCATACCCTTAACCTTGTTTGCTTTTTGCACAGACTTTGCGTGGTTACACGCATTGTGTAACTTCTTATGTATGTTACTCATGTTGTTTGTTCCCATTCTATATACATTATTGTTTTCACTACTCATATTTAATACCCCATAGTTTATTGATTAGTTGTTTTTGTTCATCTGCTAAATCTTTATAGTAAAAGAAATGATTAAGGTC